TTGATATGCTAACAGGTACAATTCCACTATCATCTGTGTCAAAAACGAGCGGAGCATCTTCTACATGGATAGAGATAGCATCCTCTCCGTCTGTTCCTTTTGCTCCATCTTCTCCTTTATCTCCTTTAATGCCCTGTTCACCCTTTTCGCCTTGGTCACCCTTCTGTCCATCCTTACCGTTCCGAATGATAGGTATGTCACAGGTAGTGAGAATTTTGTTTGGATTATATTCGCTTCCCTCGCACATATCAACTCTTACCGAATTTAGCCCCGAATTACTTATCTCTTGCAACATACTGTAATAGCTATCGTACTTAGGTTCGAAGTCGATGGAAACAGAATCGTGGTCAGATGGAGTATATTCGCTATACGCACTTCCGTCGTTAATGGTGAGTCGTAAGGTAACTGGACTTTCTTCCGTTGAAAAGCGATTGTCTCTCACGCCTTTCAATATCTTATAGCCTCTAACTACAAGATATTTGTCGCTCCCATATTCATCGCCCTTGTCGATATATCCATTCGTGTAGTCGATACTTCCATCAGAACTAAGCCTGATATAGCTCGGGGATGCCTCAAGGGTGTAGACAACAGCATCATCACCCTTCTCGCCCTGAGGTCCCTGGACACCTGTTTCTCCTTTAGGTCCCTGCGCCCCCTGTTCTCCTTTTTCTCCCGACAGCACCTTCTGCCAGTCCGAAGTTCCGTCTTTCGGCTCCGAGTTGCAGCCGTCGGGGTTGACGCAAGTCCACAGTGCGTTGTTGTGGTTCACCTGGTCGTAATGGCCGTAGCTCACGCCCTTCTGCCACTCGCCTCTGTAATTAACAAGGTGTATCGTGTCACCAGCACTCGATACCCATTCGATGGTTGAACTTACGATCTTTGAGCCGTTAGGCGAGAACGCGAATACTTCCTTGCCCTCATGCGAATATGAGCTAACGCCTCGCAGACCCACTATGCGAGGTGTACCATTGCCAGTACTCTCAAGCATCAATACTCCTTGACGTGTTGCATCCTCACTGGCACCATCGAGCACGATAGTGTCGCCAGCTGTAGGCGTATCGCTGCCCGTCATGCAGTCAGTAGCCGACAATGTCACCCAGTCAAACAGTCTACCACCATACAGCGCCGTACCGTCCGCAGTCTTGATGGTCACAGGCTGAGTACTCACCTCTGTCACCAGTCGCCAGTAGCTCTTATTGCTCACACCCTCGTGTTTCCCTTCGAGGATATTGAAGCTTTGACAGCGTGCCTGGTCTTTCACGCGCCATAGGTTTTGCGTCGCCGTACTGCCATCATCTGCCAAGAGATAACACTTCCAGCCTGTCACAACACCCGATGCGGAGTATTGCTCTTCCACGTGCACAATTTTCGAGCCTGCGCCCGAAAGATATATATTTCCTCCTGCATAGGATAACTTGCGTATCTCGAGCTCGTGGAATATCGCCTTGCTCCACACCTCCAGCTCGCTCAGCGACAGACGATAGCCGCCGTTCTTCGTGCGCAACAGCCCGAAGCCCTGCTGCGTATCCTCATCGTAGTTAGCTGAACGCACATAGTCGGTCTCGATGCCTCCCTGTGCCTTCAGCTTCTTCAGCATTGTCACCACGTCGGCAAAGAGGGCTGCTGCCTTGAAGTTCACGTCTTGCTCGAAACCTACCTTTCCCTTAAAGGTCTCGTCCTGATCCTTGCGTGCGAAGTGATCGAGCGCCTCTGCCGAGAGGTCCACCTCTCCAGCCTTCGTGGCATAACCTGCAGTGCCGGCATGTCCAGCCTGCTCTGCATACTGTGCGCTGCCTGCCTCCTTAGCCTTGTCTGCCTCAGACGCGCGCCCAGCCTTGCTGGCATATTCGGCTTCTGTCGCAATACCTTGCAGGCGGGTTACCTTGGTTGTACCGCCGCCCGACGCGCCCGTGTTCTTGGGCTTGGTGTATATCTTCGTTTTAATCATATTCTAACACGATTTGAATGTTGTTCTAAACTTTTTCTAAAGCAATAAGCCTCTTTTTACTTTTTTACCTTTAAAAGCAAGAAGGCCCTTTTTACCTTTTTACTTTTTTTACCTTTTTACCTTTCAATCGGTCTCTTTCATCGTCACCTGTGCGGTGCCTTCTGTCAGATTACGGCTGATACCCTGTACAGCGAAGGTCTTGCCGATGGCAGGATGCCGGTAGAGGTTGAAAAGCGACACCGTACTGCCTTCGTCCATAAAGTTCTGTTCCATCAGCACCTTCGGCTCGTGCCATTCCTCCCAGTAGTCGTTCACGTAGTGCTGTTCTGGCTTCGCCTGTTCCTGTGTCCGCCTGTTGTATATCGAGAGCAGCGGTGTCGAAGTAGCCGTACATAGCGGAGAAGAGAGGAACACACTGTTGCCCACGCCCAGTTTCTTGCAGTCTGCGGCTGTCAGCGCGGTCGTGATCTTGAACTCCAGGTCATCCTTCTTGTTGACGAAGGCCTCCTGCGTGTCGCTCATATACACGATGTCGCTGTCGCCAGCTGGCACCTCAGCCTTTCCGTTGTCGCTCACCACCTTCACCTCGAACTTCTCCACCATGATCGACGAGGTGTGCGCCAGGAGCGGCACGCTGCGGGTCGACCATTTCGTGTGCCGCCAGAACGAGGGATGTCGCCTCACGATCTCTTCCCACGTAATGTTCACAGGACCGAGGATGATGAATTTCACCTGTCCGCTCACCTTGTCCTCATACCTCACAGGGATGGCAGTGCCTTCTGCGTCTATGCCGTCGTAATACCACACGTTGTTCTGCACATCGAACACCGTACCCACCATCTTGTCGCCTATCTTCGGGTCTACACCGATGGTGAAGCTCTGCGCATAGTATTCATCATCACTGCCGCACTCGGCCTTGGTCTTGTACTTCTGCCACACGTAGTCCTGCTTCTCGCCGTTGCCAGTACCCGCTGTGTCCGTGCCGAGCTTCTCGCCCGGAGCCTTCTCCACCACGCATTTGTCGCCCACGATGAGCATACACGCCAGGATGGGCACCTTCGACAACTTGTCTGTGCGGTCGCCATACGCACTGTACTGATACTCATACTCCTGCGGACCTTCTGCCGTGTAGGGTATGAAGCCTGGGTTTCCCTCTATGTCGGGTCCCTTGTTCCAGGCGCTGCCCGTTATCGCTGCCGCCTCCTCGTGCCAGTGCTTGCGGGTGTAGTATCTGCCGTCGCTGTTGTTGCGGCTCGGCACCGTCTTGTGCCAATAATAGGGGAACATCTGCGGATGTTCCTGCTCGTACAGGAATCTGTTGTAGAGTGTCGTACAGTAGTCCGTCATCTTCATCAGCGGGTTCAGTACCATCTTGCCCGATATCACTATATAGTTGGTCACCATCGGGTCGGCTGGCGACAGCACACCGCCCGCCACGTTGCCCGTATACTCTGCGCAGGGGATGGCGTTCTTGATGTCGTCTGCCGATGGCCGGTACTCACCCTCCGTGTCCTTGCCGTTGCCGTTGGTCGTTATCACCATGTAGTCGGTCATGCTGATGCTTGCCGTTGGCGAGTTGTCCGAGCCGTCGCCTCTCTTCTGCACCTTACCCGTGCTCACTATCAACGCCGCACACATCATCTTGCCCAGCATGTCTATCAGCTGTGTCTGGTCTGTTCCGCTTGTCAGCTCCAGCATGTTCCTGCCGTCGGGCGCATAGAAGGTCCATCGGGGATGATTCTTCACCAGTGCGAACCAGTCGGTCACCTTTGCTCCTTCGTAAGTTGTCTTACCCTCGTTCGTCACCATCTCCTCGATACCGTCATACGCAGCCCATCCCTCACCGTCGGCACTGTACTCCGTCAGCAGCAACTGGCGCTTGCCGTACACGTTCTCCAGGGAGTCGCTGTCCAGCGGGTCGTCCACCAGTTCCTCTGTCTTCGTCACGCTCGCCGTCAGCAGCAGCTGGTTGTAGGTCTCGCCGATGCTTATCTGTGCGTCGCAGTCTGCCACGATGGCCGTCTCCACCGTCACCTTCTTCGGCATGGTCCGTATATTTTTCAGGCCACCATCTATGTTGTGCCATATCGTAGCCTCACCAGCCCTTATCGTCTCCCAGCTGAAGATATACATCCTCCAGCCGTCCTGCACGATATGCAGGTTGAGATAGCGCAGCACCTCGCTCAGCACATCCTCCTGTGTCCACACGTCGTCCTCCTCGTCGCCAAGAAAGAGCAGCTCGCTGATGCTTAGGTCGTTCAGGATGGAGTAGTGGTGGGCACCGGTATCGTCGATAGCCTTCGACCCGTCGTACAGCACGGCCGTCTTTCTGCCGCCCGATATATCCAGGTTCTCCGTCACACCCGTCAGTATCTCGCTCACGATGTCATGGAAGCTACGCTGACTGGCCTGCAGCTTCACGCTCTCATACGATGAGCCTGCGGTGCCCACGTTCCGATAGTTGCTGTATTGTAGTGCACCCAGTGCGTCCACACACGTCAGCTCCACCTCGTCCCACACCTCATTGTAGCCTTGCGAGAATGCCTGAGGCTCCAGGTAGCCTGCGAATACACAGCGTCCACCCTCGTAGATGTTCACCACCGCGTCACGGCACGACGAGCAGAAGAAGTCTGCCACATAGTTGCGGCACAGCAGCCTCACGCTCGCCTGACTCATCAGCAGCACGTCGAAGCTGTCGTTCACCTGTGTGCTCGTCTCCACAGGGTCCTCGCTCCAGCTGATGTCGCTTCCCTCGCCACCTATCTCCACCTCCTTCGTGCGGTCCCCGTGGGTCAGTATCTCCACCTTCACCTCCACGTCTCTCTCGTTACAGTAACTTCCGTGTATATACATATCTGCTTTTTTTACTTTTTTACCTTTCAATCAGCAAGAAGGCTCTTTTTACCTTTTTACTTTTTTACCTTTTTACCTTTCAATCAGATCTTAATGTTCGAGCGTCTGCGATTAGAGCGGGTCTCGTTGGCGGTCACCAGCACGATGTCCCTACCTCTTATCTTGCCCACCACGCTGCCGGCCTTCACGCCTCCTGCGCCTCCTGCCATCAGTCCTGCCAGGACGTCCGTGTTCACCGTGGGCTGCATCCTTCCGTTGGCGATGGCGAAGAGTTGTGCCTGCTGGGCTGCGTTCAGTATCATCTCGCCAGAGTTCACACGGGCCAGTACTCGGTCGCCGCTCTTGCTGTTGCCGCCCACGATACCACCTGTGGCAAACTGGCTGATCGTCGCCACCATGCTCACGAGTTGCGCTGTACCCGATATTCCGAAGGCTAACCATGTTATCCAGCTCTGCTTAGCAGCATCGGTCATCGCTGTGGCCAACGACAGCGCTAATTGTCCGATGGCTGCCATCACCAATCCTGCCTTGGCTGCTGCCGAGTCGCCACCCAACTGCTGCATGGCACCACCCAGAGCCTGGCAGGCCGTACCGGCTGCAGCGAAGCCCTTAGCGGTAGGGTCGACTATGCCTTGTATGTCTGTCATCGCCTTCCTTACGCCCTCAAAGTTGCCCAGGTCTACATTGCCTAAGCCCTTGATCTTTTCGAAGTCTTCCATCTTCTGCGTCAGCTTCTCCAGGCGTTTGGGGTCGGCCTGCACCTGCAGAGGGTGCTCCTTCAGATACTTCTGCATGTCGTCGAACGACCCCTGCAGTTGCTCTGCCATGGGTTTGATGGCTTTCTTCACCTCTATGGGTGGCGGAACCTCCACGCCTATGCGTACCTTCAGGAAGTAGAGGTCGCGCTGCAGCGCCTCCATCTCGTTGTTGAGCGACTTGGCGGTTGCCTCGTTGGCAGTGGCGCTGAGCTGTCTCTTTTTCTCGTCAATGGCCTTTGTATACCAGTCGATACTTCCCTTCAGCGGGTCGTTCTCGTCGGTCACGGACGGGGTATGGTTGGTAGTTCCGCCACTTCCGGCTCTGCCGCCTGTGCCGGAAGTTATTTTGCCCGCATCTATCAACCCGTTACTATTGGCAGCTGAAGCCATTTGCTTCTTTGTGTCTTCTATCTGCTTAGATAGATTATTAATGGAATTATCAATCTTGGCCACTTGTTTGTCGCCCGAAACGTTGGTGCCATTATACCGCTCTGCACCCACCTTGGTGAACCGCCACTGCCCGTCATTACCAACTCTTCCGTATCTTTCGCTTCGCCAGCTTTCAGGTACAACATCCCCTTCCTTAGCATGTCTTCCGCCTTTTTTAGCATCATTAGCTATATTCTGTACAACCTTATTCTTCTGCTCTACAAGGCCAATCTGCTTCTGATACAGTTCGGTCAACTTGGCAGCATAGGCGGCAGCCTGCGCTCTTCGGGTAAAGGCTTCCACCACGGCACCCGTATTCTTCCGAAATATGTTTTCAGCATCAGCCACTCCGTTTACCTTGATCTTCAACTCAGCAAAGGCCGACTGATTGTTTTTTATCCATGCGGTTTTTTCATGCTCACTGCGCAGGTTCTTCCAGCCATCTTTCAGCTGTTCGTATTTTGCTATCAGGTTAGCGTAGGTACTCTTCAGCGTGCTGTCATAGGCAATCTGTATATTGTCAGCTGCTTTGGCTTCTTCGCTCGCCATATTTTTTGCACTCTCCGCAGCCTGAGTATTTTTATTTATGAGATGATCGACAATTTCAGTAAGAGCCACAATAGCGATACCTGCAACTGTAGATATCAACAAACTACGAATTGCGAGTTTTAAGGTCTCAGCACTCACGGCTGCTCCTCTCATAGTGGCAGAACATACTTTTACGATAGGGGAAAACGCAGCCACAATGAGCGAAGTTACCTTAGTTGATACTCCCAATGTCTTCATTGCTACAGCAAGTTGTGCCACTGAAGAAATAGTAATAGTTAACTGCGAGCCAAAATTAAGATAAGGCAGCACGTTGCCGATGTACGACTGAATAGAGTCCGTAAATTCGCCAAACTGATTGTTTAGCATCTGCAGTTTCGCCTTTCCCGTGCTCGCTATGATATCAAAGGCATCGTCGACGGTGCCAGCGCTGTCCTTCATGTCGGCTACGTTCTCCCTGAACTTCTCCGCCAACTTGCCTGTCAGTGGCGTGAGGGCCCGAAGGCTCTCTGCGCTGCCGAACAGCTTTCCATACACCTCCTGTTCCAGAACTCCGCTCGATGCAGAATACTGCTTCACGCTCTTGTCGAGAGATACGAGGAACTGCTCCATGCCGCCTGCAGCCTTGATGGCAGCCGCGTCAAACTGAATGCCCATCTGTTGCGCCATCTCTGCAGCCTCGCTCGAAGGCTTGATAAGAGCCGTAAAAATAGCTGCCAACTGCGTGCTCACCTCGGCAGTATCACCGCTCACGCCCGTCAGCGTGCTGAAAGTCGCCATCAGCTCGTCCACGCTCACGCCAAGGGTGGCAGCCTGAGAGGTGACACGTGGCAGCGCCTGCGCTAACTGCTCAAAACTCGTAACACCATTCTTGGCCGTGAGCTGTATTTTATCCTGGATAGAACCTGCAGCATCCCAGTCTAATCCGTAGTTCTTAATAATGGTAGAAGTAACTTTCACCGTTTCCCCAAGGTCAGCAATACCACCCACCGAAGCACGAGCCGATTTGTTAAGGAATTCTATCCAGTTATCCTCGGGTACACCATTGGAAACAACCTGATAAAGACCATTTGCTAACTCATCGCGGGCAATAGGTATTACATGAGAAAGCTCCGCGACTTGGTCCTTTAGGTTGGCAAAATCCTCTCCACTCTTTCCTGCCATTGTGTTAGCAGAAGCCATGGCAGCACCAAAACTCCGACTTTCTTCTGTCAGGTCATTCAGCGAGGTGGCGATATTGTTCACGGCGTCCTGTAGCCCCTGAAACGCAAAAGCTGACCGGGCGATAGTTTCTTGGATACTTGCCCACGAAGTCTTTGTTTTATCAACGGCATTGCGCAGTTCATCTACAGTCGTCCGAAGTTGCACAACTCTTTCTTTGCCATCTACGTTGAGCTTTATTTTAAATTGTACGTTATTTGCCATTTTTTCTTCCTATATAATTTGGTTATATCCGACTTTTTTGTTATATTTGCAGCGTGTAATACTTAAACAAGAGCATCATGAATAAGGATGATATTAGAAACAACAGTCACTTTCCGTTTGGAACGATATGTATGATAGCCTATATTTTCGCCATCATAAGTTTATGTATGTTTTGGACTTGCATATTTTTTGTTTCATTGATCATAGGTGTCATCTGCATGATACTCGCCATTTTCCAGGCAGATGACTCTGGCGGAACAATCGGTGGGGGCGGCTTGCCTTGGCGTCTATAGTCCCGCTCGTTTTTTAGCCTCTCTGTATCGCTCCATGATTTCCTCACGGCTCTGACCATTTTGTCGACTTCGGCAAGATGTTGCCTTCTGTTCTTCACTTTCCCATGGGAACTTCATGAAGTCCTGCGCCCTCAGCTGCTTCTTCGAGTAGGGCTGCAGAGAGCACAGACACTGCATCCTCATACGCTCCCATCTGCCACGCTCCAGGTCCGTCTCCCGTTGCCACCATGCGTCATACGCCGCATAAAACTCAGAAGGGGTGCATCGGCAGAAGTCATCCTTGCTCATACCCATACACCCCATCGCTACGCCCTGCAGATGCTCCACATCCGTGGGCTCATATTCGCAGCCATCAGCCGACGAAGCTTCGCCGGCTATTTTTTTTTATCTTCACCCGTCTGTGCCATCGCCTCGTTCCAGGCGTTCAGGTCGTCGGGAGTAATCTGGCAGCAGAACGTCTCAAAGTCCGTCTCGAAATCTACTCCGTCGGCCTTGCAAGCACACTTCACGCAGCACCACATAAACATCAGAAGCTCCTCGATGTCGCCACCGCTCATCTGGCTCACGTCCTTCTGCATGTTGCGCTTATACAGCAGCATGGCGCCCATCGTCAGGCGGCAGGGCAGCTCCCTGCAGCCTACGGTGATATATGATATACCTTTGTTCATAACTTTTAGTCTACTACGTTTTGATTACCCTCGTCGGCAGAGAGGCCCGTTACAGCCGTCGCCTGCAGACCTGTTGTCTGTTTCTCCACCTTGCCGCAGTTCTCCAGCTGGATGGAGTACTTCGAGTCGTCGCCTGCCTGGGCGTCGAGGTCCAGCGAGGTGATAATAAACTTACCCTTGTAGCCACCGGCTGTCTTGCCCGAACGGCTGCCTGCCTCGCGCACGTTGTATGCCACGTCCACAGGAGTGCCGCTTATCTGCATATCCTTCAGCTGGTCGTAGGTAGGAGCGTCCGAGGTGCCGTCTGTGCACACCACGCCGTCGGCGCTGATGCTCTCCGAGTAGCTCTTCACGTACTTCTCCTTCCACTTGCCGCTCGCAGCCTCCTTGGTCACTCGCTCGCCGGTCTCCGTCTGCGTCGTTATCTTACAGCCGGTACTGAAGGCAAGCGCACCGCCACCCACCGACAGGATGAGGTCGGTTCCGTCTAATATATGTTCCATATTCTATTCTCTTTTTTTAATGATTACTGATAAATAAACTATTAGGATCAATCCGATAACCGCATACGTCCACATCGCCCAGTCGTGTTCGGGAGGCTTCTTCTCTTCCACGCTTTCCACACCGTTATAACGGCTTTCTGATGCCGTTCTATTCGTTTTAGAAGAAGAACTCACCGAAGTGCTACCAGCTGACTCCTCGCCCTCTGTATGATTCTGCCCCTTCGACCGTCCACGTCCCTCGATGCGATAACCGCCGCCATCTATCGGCATGACGAGCCACGTCTGTTCCCACTGATTGTCAGCCGTCGTGCTTGACCTCGTCTGGCTCATCGTCAGCGTCGTGTCGTGGCTTACGCTGCTGTCTTGGCTTGCGCTGCTTGCCTGTTGTTTCTGTTGCGTCTGCGTCAGCGCCGTCTTCTTGGTTCTGCAGCTCGCCGCTGACAGGACAAGAAGCACGATGAGGACACAGCTGTATAGCCTCGATAGCCCTTGTGAGGCGGTTGAGCGCATAACGGGTGCGGGCGTTCTCGCGGTTGAGTTCCCCGATAGCCTTTGCATTGTCTTCTGCTGCATCGTTCAGTTCTTTTTGTTTTGCTAAGAGTTCCTTGCTCACGTCGCCATACATCTCCTTGAAGGTGTCGTGTATGCGCTTCGCCTGCTCGGCCTCCTTTACTTTTCGATTGGCTATCCAGGCGATGGCAGCACCTATGCCGCCGCTCGGGATAGCCCACTGCAGGATGTTCATAATCATGTCTGTCATCGCCTTTCTAACCGTTTGAATTTAATGTTAAGTATATGATGAAGATTTGAAGCCTTGTTAGCCTACCTTATAGCCGCTGTAGATCACACCGCCGGCATCCTCCTTCTTTGGCATACAGATGAAGTAGTGACGGTAAGAAAGAAGGTTGCGCTGCTGCTGAGGATCATTCTCTGCAGGGCTGTAATACATCTTGGTAGAACCTGTGGCCTTGAACACGCGGGGCACGTAGAATGCGAACGAGCACTGGAACTCGCCAGCCTTAGGTGTGGCGCCCAAGGTGTTCTTCACGCCTGCAGTGCTGTAGGTAGGACAGGCACCGTACTCGTAGATGTCGAAGCCATAGAAACGGCCTACAGTGCCGTCGGTGCGGTTGATGTTATACTGCTCCTTGAATGCCTGGTCGGTTTCCAAGAGGTCGTTCACGTGGTCCGTACAGAGCACCAGACGGCGGTCGGTTACAGGTACGCCTAATGCGTCGAGCTTACGCTTCAGGGCCACAACGTCGTCAACGCAGAGCTTGATGCGCTTGGTGGCGGCATCCACTGCACCAGTAGTCACGAGCACAGGAGTACTGTCTGTATTCTTGGTAGGGCAGAGTGCATGGGCAGCCTTGGCGTACTTAGCATCGTTGAGTGCATTGGCACAGCTTTCCTTTACGCGTGTCATCTTGTCGTAAGATAGCGCATACAGCTCATCGTCGGTCACTGGTACCACCTTGGTCTGGAACTTATCGAGCGAGAAGGACTTGTCACCGTCCTTCAATTCCTGGACAGCCAGGGGGTATGTAGTGTTATTGACGAGAACCTGCGGGTCAGCACCGACATCTACGAGATGGATCACGTTGTTGTTGACGATTGAACTCTGGTCGGGCACACCGTTAAGCCATGCCGCGTCCAGTTTGCCGCGCAGAGCCTTGATCAGCTCACCTGTCCACACCTCTGTCAGTACACTATCATAGGCTGCATCCTCAGGCATGAAGCCAGGCACCGCGATGGCGATGAGACTGGCCACGATAGCACCGCCAATGGCGCTGCAGCCCAACAGCGTTGCGATAATTCCACCCACAATGGCATTGAAGAGCAATGCCGTCATGATCTTGATAATTGTTTTCTTTTTCATTGTTCTAAATCTTTTATTTTTTACCTTTTTACCTTTAAAAGCAAGAAGGCTCTTTTTACCTTTTTGCTTTTTTACCTTTTTACCTTTAAACATTACGCAGGTTCAAATCCGTACTCCGCCTTGTAGAGGCGCACGAATTCGTCGTGGTGGTTATCGTGCAAGTCCATCATCACGTTGGCAGGCACGGCACTCAGCTTCTCGTACTTCGAGTAGTCTTGTGGGTCTGCCACGATATTACCCTTGTCGGTTCGGTGTAGGGTTGCCGTAATCTTGCCCTGGGGCTGCATGGCCGACAGGGTGAGGTTTAACTGCTCCAGACCCAACTTCTTGCCCAGTTCCACGAAGTGATCCTTCATGCCTGCAGCAAGTCGCTTCTCGGCGATGGCGGTTTCCACCGCACGTGTGACAGCGACCAACTCCACGGCCTGTTGCTGCGCCTGGAGTGTCTGTACCTGGTTCTCCAAGGCGGTCACCTTACCTGCCGCAAGACTGAGACTTGCGAGCTTCTCATTCACTTCTGCTTCCGTTGCGGTCTCCTTCAGACCCAACTTGATCGCTAAATCTTTTAATTCCATTTCTTTGTTTTTTAATGGGGTTTTACTTACATTATCTAATAGGGGAAGAACGCCGTCGATGGCATTCTGTCCTGCTGAAAGTGAGATTGTCTTGCCTTCATGAGTGAGCACGATGGCGTCATCATTGCCACCAATATCTACCACACTCACCTCGATGAGTTTCGATTTCGTCACCGTCGGTCTCTGCTGACCCTCAACGAGCAGTTGCTTGTCGTCGCTCATCTCCAAGACCTGGAAGTTCGCGCTCACCATTTTCACGCTGCCGAACTCCCATTGCTTCTTCAGTTGTCGCGACAGGTCCGTAGCCTCGTCAAACACCAGCTCGCCAGTCGCGTCCTGGCCTTCCACCTTTATATCCTTCACCAAGCCCACCACCTTGCCGCGCTCGTGCATGTAGAGCAGCACCGGGTTGCGCTGATACTGCGCCAGGTCGATACCTGATGTAAGGATTCGAGTGCCGTAGCAGTTCACGCTCTCATTACTGATTCTTACTCGTTTACCTTTGCTCATATCTTTTTTTACCTTTTTACTTTTTTACCTTTAAAAGTTTTTTTCGGATGCAATATTACTAACTTTTCGCATAACCTCCAAAAAAGTATGAAATGCTTGCACACTTCCGTGAAGCCGCTGCACACTATTTTTGTAGATTGCCCAAAAAGTCGCAATTTTGCAATACCAAACCCGCAGGGCATCAAGCTCCTCCGTGGTTTTCTATTCACATTATAATAACATTCGAATATGACAAAAGCAGAATTAGAACGTAAGAAGAACCTCGCCCGAACCCTCTATATGGCGGGTAAGGAACAGGCAGAGATAGCCGAGCAGATTGAGGTGTCAAGGGTAACAATATCCAAGTGGGCCAACACGGAGGGATGGAAAGAGCAGCGGGCTGCCAAGAACGTGACGCGACCGGAACTGGTCAATAAACTACTCCTCACCATCGACACCCTCATCAGTCAGGTCAACGAATCCGGCGACCCGGACAAGATATCCGGATTAGGCGACCGATTGGCCAAGCTCTCGTCCGTTATTCAGAAACTCGACAAGAAAGCCAACGTGGTGGATGCTATCGAGGTGTTCATGGCCTTCAGTAAGTGGATGCAGTTCCGCGCACAGACCGACCCGAACATCACACCCGAACTCCTCAAGACATTCAACTATTATCAGGATCTCTTCATCTCTGACAAGATGAATAACGGTTTCAGTTGTGAACTCTAAGGCATAACAACAATAATAAAAGAAGGATGGCAACACTATCAGAGAAAAAACAGGCCATCGAGGCATGGCGGGAACATTGCAAGCAGATAGCAGCTCTCACCGACACCTCGCTCATGACTCCCGAAAGCAAGACGGAACGAGAGAAACGTATTACTTCCCTGCAGAGGGACTATGCTGCCTTCTGCGAATATTATTTCCCTCACTTTCTGCAGCTCAAGGATAAGACCACCGGCAAGGTGCTGCGCACCATCCACAATGCGCCGTTCCACAACCTGGCAGCCCGCAAGGTGAAGTCTACGCCCAACCTGAAGGCGGTATTCATGTGGCCTCGTGGTCACGCCAAGAGCACCCATCTTGACGTTTTCCTGCCCCTGTGGCTCATGTTCCAGCCTCTCAGGCTCATCAACTTCATGGTCATCGTGGGCAAGAGCGAGGACGCTGCCTGCCGACTGTTGGGTGATATCCAGGCTGAGTTAGAATACAACGACCGACTCAAGGCGGATTTCGGAGAACAGAAGCCTAACGGCGGCGACTGGACCGATGGTGAGTTCAAGGCACAGTGCGGTGTCAAATTCCTCGCCTGCGGACGTGGCCAGAGTCCTCGTGGTCTGCGCGACCGTGAGGCACGTCCTGACTATATCGTTATCGATGACCTTGACGATGATGAGCTCTGCAAGAACGAGAAGCGTGTCCGTGAACTCACCTCATGGGTCAAGTCGGCCCTCTTCGGCTCCTTGGATGTGGGCCGTGGCCGCTTCATCATGGTGGGCAACCTCATCTCGAAGAACTCCGTGCTCTTCAACATCGCCCACACCAAGGGCGTGTTCCTCTCCAAGGTGTATGCCGTGGACAAGAACGGAGACCCTACATGGCAGGAGAAATGGACACGCGAGGAGGTGGATGCCTACCGTGAATTCGTGGGCTACCGCGACTGGAACAAGGAGATGATGCACAACCCTATCAAGGACGGTACCATCTTCCGCCACGAATGGATCAAGTATAAGCGTATGCCGAAGCTCTCGAAGTATGATGCCCTGGTATGCTATACCGACCCGTCGTGGAAGTCCACCACCGAGAACGACTACAAGGCGTGCCGACTCTGGGGAAGCATCGGCAAGGAACTGCACCTCATCGACTGCTTCGTGCGTCAGGACACCACAGGCGCTATGGTGAGATGGCTCTACAACCTCTACGAGCGAAGCCTGGAAGAGGGGGCCAGCATCCAGTTCTACATGGAGGCAAACCTGATGCAGGATACCGCCCTCGATGAGTTTGCCGCCGAGGGCGACCTGCGCGGCTACCAGCTGCCCATCACGGCCGACAACCGCAAGAAGCCCGACAAGCTGCAGCGCATCGAGTCCGTAGCTCCACTCTGGGAGCGTGGCGTGGTGTTCTACAACGAGGCACTCCGAGATTCCGAGGATATGCAGGTGGGCATCGACCAGACGCTTTCGCTCGAACATGGCAGCCGTGCGCACGATGACGCACCCGATGCCGACGAGGGCGCCATCTATATCCTCCAGAAGCAGGGCAGAGTGGCTGCCTTCGTTCCGAGAATAGTCAAGAGAATGCGCCCAAAGAATTCATGGTAACAAAAACATTTCTAATTTCTCATTAAATTATGAGTTTCATCACACAGGAAGACTTCAAGGTCGTGAGCAGCGAAGCTTCGCTCAAGGCCATCACGGGTGCCGACCCGGATAACATCAGCAACGCCATTGCGGAGGCACAGGAGGAAGTGGCAGGCTATCTGCGACCTAAGTACGACACCGACCGCATCTTTGCTACACAAGGCGACGAGCGCAACCGCCAGCTCGTCATGTACACCGCCGACATCGCGCTCTACAACATGTCTGCATCGCTCCCCAACCGTATGGGCTACGAGACCCGCAAGGAGCGTTACGAGAGGGCCGTCAAGTGGCTCGAGGGCGTACAGGCGGGCAAGATAGTACCCGACCTGCCCGTCGCCACTGACGAGTCGGGCAACGACATCTCGCAGGGAGGTGTCCTGGCATACGGCAACGGGCCCGACCGCCACAGCTGGTAAAGTATTAGTCGGAATAATAATCGGTAGGAAGGCTCTTTTTACCTTTTTACTTTTAAATTAAACATTAAACGAAAATGGCAAGATTGAATATAAATAGAGCCAAAGACCGCATAGAGGATGCCTGGAGAGCATTCCTCGGCCGACCGCAGCTCTGGAGAACTAAATATGGTAACATCGAACTGGTAGGCAAGAACAACCGCCGACAGGTGGAGAGCATCATCGCCAAACTGCAGCGTACCACCGAAGCACTCACCAAGGGCGACATACAGAAGTGGCGACGTGCGTGGCAGCTCGCCATCAGCGTGGAAAGCCCCAACCGTCAGGCGCTCTACGACATCTATCGCGATACTGAGATAGATGCCCACCTCTCTGGCTGTATCGACCAGCGAAAGGGCTTCGTCATGTCTCGCTCTTTCAAGTTGGAGGACAAGAACGGCACACCCAACGACGACCTCAACCACTTCCTCGAGCAGGAATGGTTCGTGGAGTTCTGCCGCCTCGTGCTTACTACTCCCTACTGGGGGCACTCGCTCATCGAACTCGGAGACCTCGGTACCGATGGAGACGGATGCCTCGCTTATAACAGTGTGTCGTTGGTGGATCGCAAGTACGTCATACCCGAGCACCACCGTGTCATCACCGACCTCGGACAGGACTGGACCACTGGCATCGACTACCACGAGCCGGAATGGTTCGGCAACCTCATCGAGGTGGGCAGACCCGACGACCTCGGCCTCTACCTCAAAGCTTCGCTCCACTGCATACCTAAGAAGAACGTACTGGCGGCATGGGACGTCTTCAGTGAAATCTTCGGTATGCCGCTGCGCGTTGCCACCACCAGTTCCAGGGATCAGAAGGAGGTAGACCGCATCGACGACATGATGGCGCGCATGGGTCAGGCTGGCTATGCCGTACTGCCTACGGGCACAGAAATCCAAATCGTAGAAAGCGCCAAGAGCGACGCGTTCAATGTTTACGACAAGCGTGTGGATCGTGCCAACTCTGAAATCTCCAAACTTATCATCGGCCAGACCATGACCATCGAGGATGGAAGCAGCCTCTCGCAGAGCCAGACCCACCTGAAGGTGTTTGAAAACTTAGTGGAGAGCGATGCCAAGTTGCTCGCCAACACCATCAACAACCAGCTGATTCCTCGCATGATCAGCCACGGTTTTCCTCTGCAGGGTTATCACTTCGCATGGGATGACAGCCCAAGCTACACCCCGGAGCAGCAGATGGAGTACGAGAAGATGATATCCGACCGATACGAGGTGGACGGCAAGTACTTCGCCGACAAATACAATATGCCCGTGGGTGAACGCATCCAGCAGCCTTCACTCTTCGGCAGTGAACCTGCAGACCCGAAGAAAGACACAAAGGAAGACCCGAAGGGCAACAAAAAGGACCTGAAGAATTTTTTCGACTGAGCCCCGAAGATTACGAGGGGCTACACTCGAGATACAAGGAGATACTGAAGGGCATGGACGTGCCCGACGCTATCCAGCTCATGGGCGATAAGCAGTGGCAGGAAATCAAGTCGCGGCTTACTGGTAAGTTCAATAAGATGATGAAGGGTCTGTTCCGTCAGAAGGGAGCGCAGCTCGACATCAATATCTTAGCCAGCAACGAGGCACAGGATTTCATCACCACCCATGCAGGCATCCTTGATGGCGGCTTCCAGAAGGTAGAGATGAGCGACAAGATGCGCGAGCGGCTTACCCGTTCCAACTACATCTTCTCGGGCATCAAGACGTTCCACGAGCTCAACGAGGCTTTCCCTTCCATGCTCGATGAGAATGGCAATAAAAAGCCGTTCGAACGCTTCCTGAACGACGTCCAGAAAATCAACGACACCTACAATGCCAACTATCTGCACGCCGAATACAACTTCGTACAGGCTTCTGCCACCATGGCGGCGAAGTGGGAACAGTTCAGCGAGGACGGCGACCGATACAACCTGCAGTACCGCACGGCCAAGGATGACAAGGTACGCCCGGAACACGCTGCCCTCGATGGGGTGACACTCCCGATGAGCGACTCTTTCTGGGAAACCTATTACCCGCCGAATGGATGGAACTGTTTCCTTCCTAATACGCCCGTACTTACCGCTAATGGCTGGAAACACATCGCCAGTATCAAGAAGGGAGACTCAGTAATCGGAGGAAGTGGAGAGTTCCGTGAGGTAACAGCCACGCTTTCCCGTCCGTTTGAGGGCGACCTTGTAACTATCATCACCAAAGGGGCGAAATCCACATGCACCCCAAATCACCGCTTCTGCACAAGGAGAGGATGGGTCGCTGCGGAAAACCTTTACAAGGGAGATATAATTATCCAGGTCGGTGAACGTTCTCCGCTTCACCTGCTCGTTCACGCAGTAGGCAACACATATACCCTCCTTTGCTATGCACTGATGGCGTGTATAAGAAAGGGGAAAGCGGTTGCGTCCCTGGCAGTCAATCACAAGCCCGAGCTCTTTGATGAAGAAATCTACGACCCTCCAATAATCAGCGAGCCATCTGAAGCTTCTCTGCTCAGTGACGTATCTGAATTTTGCGGCATCAAGAATATTCATTCCTTCGATGGATTCCACTCGTTCTTTGATTTCTTGAGAAATACCTTTTTTCATAATCGTTATGTGTTGGTTGAGGGCAAAGTTACAAAGAAAAAACAAAATACCAAAGTATTTAACCTCTCTATCGATAAGGATGAGTCGTATATCGTACCTGTGGGTATTGCACACAACTGCCGTTGTACCGTGGTCCAGGTGCGCAAGCAGAAGTACCCTACTACTGAGCACAGCGAAGCTATGAGTAAGGGAGAAGAAGCCATGGGCGGCGAACGATACAACATTTTCCGCTTCAACAGTGGCAAACAGGGGAAAACCATGCCCGACTACAATCCGTACACCATCAAGCGGTGCAATGACTGCGATATAGCGAAAGGAGGTAGCACGAAGCTGGCTTTCGTGCCAGAAAATGAGCTTTGCGCAGCATGCAAGGCTGTTCATCATTGTTGGGGCAAGAGCAAGGATAAAGAGAAACTTCAAGAACCGGAAAAATTCTATGAATGCGAAACTAAACGTGGTAAAGTTCGCGTGAGTTCATGGCATGGAGCAAAAGAAAAGCCATTGAATATCGAGGTTGCAAAATATCTTGCAGAAAAATACGGATATGAGATAGACCTGATAGCAAATCCTTCTGGTTCAATAACCCCAGACAGCTTGAACAAGACTCTCGGATGCAATCAAGAATACAAGGTAACCAAAGCTGGCACCTACAACGCTGTTGATAAATTGTTGAGAAAAGCAAAACATCAGTCAGATTACGTTGTCCTTAGAGTCGACGGAAAACTAAATTGTGGTGATGTCGCTAACGCAATAAAGAGCAGGATAAAAAACACCAACTGCCAAAAGCTAACACTCATCAATAACGGAAGAGACCGCACATATACAAGAGACGAAATGCTTGATGACAACTTTAAAATACAACAGGCAGACTTGCGTTAAACAAATCTACCTGAGGCGTGGCCCAAGCCCTTTCGGGGTTGATCCGCTGCAAATATACAATAAACTTTTTAATTTCACAAGAATATGAGCAAAAAAGAAGAGAAAAAGAGAAAAATCGAATGGGAACGGCATTGTTTTGCCGTTTCCTTGGTAGCAAATCCAAAGAATATGAGCAAGGAAAAGCAAATACCTACAAGAATACTCCTACCAAAAAGGATAGAAGCCCCAAGCATAAACTTATTGGGCAAAATAAGGCAGCAAATTCTGAGCCGAATGGGCTGTCTGCGGCTGAGAGGTGAGAATGAGACACTCCTTCAACTTCTGCGCAAAGATGCCTATATACTCTCACAGCTTGTCGATGGATCGTACAGATATAATATATCCCCGAAACTAAAGACAAGAATAGTAAGGACGTACCAACAACTGTCGGAGACAGAGGAAAAAGGGACGTTTGCTGTTTATCAAGAAAAACAGCTAAAATACCAAGGATGGTGGCGTCTAACGTTGTCAAATGGCGTATTAAAGCTTGATGTCGCCGCTCCAGATCTTGCCGTATATTGTGCAACTGAACTCTCTCTTGCGCCAATGTACCTTCGATAATAAAATAACACATAATCTATAAATGCTTTAAGTTATACAATACGCAAACTTATAATAAACATTTCAATCCCACAAGAATATGAGCAAGAAAAAACAAGATTACGATGAATTTATAGAAAAATTCAAACCAAAGAAGACAACAGACGACTGCTATACCCCCCCCACCTGTGTATGAGGCGGTACTTGGCTGGGCACGCGAGCACCTCGATATTGGCGACCGCCCTGTGGTACGCCCCTTCTATCCTGGAGGAGATTTCGAGCACTTTGACTACCCCGACAACTGCGTGGTAATAGACAACCCTCCGTTCTCCATCTTCTCGAAGATTTGCAACTGGTACGTAGAGCGTGGCATACCGTTCCTTCTCTTCGCTCCAGCCATGAGCAGCATCAAGCAGAACGTCACCTATATCGGTGTGTCATGTACCATCACCTACGAGAACGGGGCGAATGTAAATACCGCATTCATCACCAATATGATGGGCGACCTCATCTGTGCCACTGCTCCCGACCTCCACGAATCCGTAAAGAAGGCCAATGATGACAACCTGAAGCAAAGCAAGAAGACCCTCGCAAAGCTTTCCTTCCCCGACTGCGTGCTTCGGGCCACCACGCTGCAGACCATGAGCCGGGCAGGCGTCGAGTTCTGCGTAAGAAGAGAGCAGGGCTGTGTGGTCGGTCAGGCGTGTGAAAACAAAAAAGGAGAGTTCGGCAATAGTATCCTACTGTCTGATATAGCTACAGCGGAGAAACTGGCAGCCGAGAAACTGGCAGCCGAGAAGTTGGCAGCAGAGAAGTTGGCAGCCGAGAAGTTGGTCCTCACAGAGAAGTCCAGGGCGATTATAGCACAGCTAAACAGCCCCTACTAAAGATAGGGCCCTATCCCTACTACCGATTAGCCTCGGTCCCTATAGGGATGGAGCCTCGTCCCTATAGGGATGCAAAAACAATATTCTAACGGTGTTCTATCACCATTATATTCACATTTTAATCTTAAAAAGCAAATGATCAATTACAGTATTGCAATGTTGGGCAACCCTGCCAAGAAGCAGGACCCAAAGAAAGCCTACGGTGTGGCTCAGTACACCGAGAAGATGACTCTCGCCGAGTTCAGCGAGCACATCTCAAGCCACGGCAGCACATACGATGCGGAAGACGTGGAAGCTATCCTCGGAAAAGCCGTGAAGTGTCTGCGCGAAATGCTCCTTGCCGGCAAGAAAGTGGAGTTAGGTAAGCTCGGAGAATTCTACGTCACCCTGCACGGCAAGGGCACAGAATCCGCCAAGGACTACAACCCTGCCACCTGTGTGGAGAAGGTCAACGTGGTGTGGACTCCCGGCAGCCTCTTTGAGAACCTGAAGAAGGAAGCAGCCTTCAACTTCGTGGCAAGCCGCAACGAACAGGAAGAGGCTAAGCGAAAAGCCAAGGCGCAGAAGAACGGCAATGGCAACACACCGCCTGCCTCGGGAGGTGATAGCCCAGCGCAAGGAGGCGGTGGTTCCTCGTCATCAGACACGTCACAGGGCACACAGCCCGGAGGTGGAGATACACCACAGGGTGGAGGCGACGGAGAATAACTCTTACTTGAGCCAAAAAAAAGGGGGCTGCATCATCACGATGCAGCCCCCTCTGTCGTTTCAGGGTTCGCCAACCCCGACCGCCTGCGGCTATGTATACAAAACTTAAACCTAAGAAACCAAAAAATGATCTATTCATCTTCGCGGGACTTCACAGCCTGCTGGGGTTCGCCAACCCCGAAATGAGAGTATAGTTAAAAAAGCCGCAGGGCATACTGCTAACTTAAAACATTCTGACACCCTCACGGGCTTTACAAGAATGGATTGTTTAATAACATCTAAAAATAAATTACTAACAAACAGTGTAAATATATGATATAAGATATTCCTTAACTCTTGAAACTTATCTTCTCGTAGCCGTACCAGCGTATGTTTACCTTTATCAGATCTTACGAAGATACCTCACTTTCATGATCTCGATATTCTCCATCAACTCGCCATGACTGCGACTGGTCATCGTCGTCTCCGGGCAGTACACTGTCACGGACGGGGTATCTATGCCTACAAGCGCCTTCAGTACTTTCTCTATCAGGATACAGGCCGCCTCAAAGCCGCCCTCCATCCAGTCGGACACAATGTGTAGCCGCATCTCGCCCTCGCCGCGCTGCATCAGCTCTTTGCCCGCCATCATCTTCCAGCCTATGTCGCCTATCTCGATAAACACTGCAGGGCGCTGCCAGGGGCTCTCCTCGTCCACATACTCCACATTCTCATTGTACAAATCCACGTGCTGCACCTCGGGCACCTGAGCCTCGATGGCACGTTTCACGTCGCTAAATAAACTTAGTCTTCCGTCCATAATTCAATATTAAAACTTTAAATGATTAAAATACTCCTCAAGCTCATCCTCGATGATCTTTGTCACTTCTTTCTCCACTTCCGGGGCCATGCCCAAGAACTGGCGTTTCGGGATCTTAATGGTCTTACCCACCTTCATCAGCGCCATTGCCCGCCAGAACTCGGCGTTAGAATTAAGATTCATCTTGGAAGTCCAAGCATAGAAGCCACCATCCGTCAAAGTGCGACGCTTGCCGCCCTGCTTCTTGGTCATTCCCATCGACTCATAGAACTTGGCTCGAAAATACCGCTTCATCTTCTCTGTCACCTTGATTTCTCCGCCCTCGTTATGTATGGCTGCATAGGGAGAGGAGGAGAAGAACGTGATGGAAGTGGCATCGCTCCGGCTCTGAACGCTCTTCCTCAGGTCGCCCGAGGCTACGAGTATATGCCCGTCGCCTCTTATCGGACTTTTCCGTCTTGCCCATGCCTTGGTGAAGAATCCCTGGCGCTCGAAGTTCTTGTCGAACTCGTCGCCGATCTCCACTCGGATATCACTCAGAATATGTCTGATCACTACCGATAAATCATTATTTCCTGCCATATCTTTATCAGTTTTCAGCAAGAAGGCTCTTTTTACCTTTTTACTTTTTTACCTTTAAAAAGCTTTTTACCTTTAAATCAGCAATACAGCCCGTCAGCCAAGTAGTCATCATGCAGGGCTTGCAGATTCAGGTCCGACATGCGACCCTCTAACTCCTGATACACCAAGGCTTGATCCTGTAGGGTTAGTTCCTTGGCCTGTTGCTTGGCATAGGCTACGATACGATTAACAATCTCTTCCATACGCTCTTATTTACTTTCGTCGGGTTCGTCAAACTGCAAGAAAAGCTCATCATCGACTGGAATCTCGTTGCGAGGGTCGGCACTGGCGTTGAGGATATTGTACAGCTGGCGCTCCGAGATGGCATAGTGCGGGTAGATATAGCGGCGCCATATCTCGCGGTTCGATATGCCGAGCTTCGCATATCTGTCGTATATGCTGTTGATGTCGGCTACGCGCTTCTTGTAACTCAAGCCTCGACGGCCGCGCTTCGGATTCCTCATCGATGATCGTATGCTTTTCTAATTAAACTTCAGCAAGAAGGCTCTTTTACCTTTTTACTTTTTTACCTTTTTTACCTTTAAAATATCACAGCCTGCAGAAGCTGGGCTCTATGCGCATCCACACGCCTGTCTCCTTGTGACGACGGAAGAAGTAATAGTTCACGGCTGTCTTCTGTACCACGTTCGACTCCTTGAAGAGCATCATGATGTCCTTATATTCCTGGTCGCCAAACTTATCTTCCAACTCGTAGAGCTTCGAGATGCTCTTGTAGTCCAGGTCGCCACGCTGGTTGCGCTCCAGGAGCGTCATCGCCAACTGGTACATCGGGTCTTCCTGACCCTTCTCGCTCTTCTGCATGTAGTTCTTCAGATAGGCCACTAAGCGCTCGGCTGCCATGTCGGCACGCTCGTCGAAGCCCTTCACGCTGTTGCTCGCCACCTGCAGGCGGAAGTCGCCGTCGGTGATCGTGTAGTTGCGCTGGTCGGCATTCTTCAGCTGACCGTAGTCGCGCATCACTGAGATGAAGCCTTCCGACTCTTTCTCAAGCCATTGCTTGAAACCTTTCACGTCGGCGGTCACGTTCACTAAGAACTCTTCCACACGGTGCATGAACTCAGCACGAAGGCCCTCGTAGGCATCGCGCTTGGCCTGGCGGCTCTCGTTGGCGTCAGCGTTGAGCTGGGCGAGTAGAGCCTTCTTCTCTTCTGCCGTCATCTGCGACAGGTCAATTGGGTTTTTCTTTGTTTCCATTGCTTCCTTTGCTTATTAATATGAATTGATTATTGATGTTTCGCTCTTCACGCTTCACACTTCGTTCTTCGCTTACCAAGCCTCCCTTGCGGGCAATGGCGCGAAGCTTCACGCTCAGGCTTTCCAGTTCCTCCACCGACAGACGACCGAAAGGCTTACCGCTGATCCGGGGGTGGCGGCAGAAGTCGTTCACTCGCTGCCAGTCGCTGGTGTCGATCTGCAGGCCCTGCATCAGACGAAGACAGATGCTGCGCCTGCGTTTCAGCTCCCGGTCGTAGCCGCTGGCGGCTTCCAGCTCCTTGCAGGCTGCGTCATACTCCGCCTGAGTCATCTCGCTCAGATGCTCCGTGCGACCGTTGGTCCAGTTCTGCACCATCAAGCGCTTCTCCTCCTCGCTGTCGCGATGACTCAGGCGGTTCCAGGCACGCCAGAATCTTCCGTAACTCTTCATCGCTCCAGACTGTCTTTCGTGAGATGATAGTCAGTGAATCTGTCACGAATGGGCTCCAACAGAACTTCCATTCTATCGCTGAACATGTCCTCACTGATCAGGGGGATGTCGTTATAACAAAAGTACAACGTGCCTTCATATTCCCTCACTTGGATTCTGCGCAGGGCTTCGCGCCGAAGTTCCTTCTCGCGTTTCATCACTTGCTTGCGATGATGCTCGGCTCCCATTCTCTGCCACCATTCCTGGATGGTACTGATAATCTTCTTCATATCTTTCGGTTTTTATTAATTAAACATTAAACTCTTTATTATCAATAAGCCTCTTTTTACTTTTTACCTTTAATAAGCAAGAAGGCTCTTTTTTACCTTTTTACTTTTTTACCTTTAAAAGCTGTTGCTTATCTGGATGAGTCCATCCTCCCATACTCTGAAGGTGGCTCCGGCTTCTCCAATGAATCGACCCTGACAGACCGCCTCGTAGCCGACAACTCTTACTTTCACGCCCGCCATGTACTTCAGTCTGACGGCGGGCTTGCCAAGCGGCTGACTCTTTACCTCCTGAGAGATGAAGACGAAACTCTTTCGGGGAAACTCTTCCACCAAGGCTTCTACCTGCGCATATTCCCAGTGAGAGTACTGGAAGGAGTCCACGATGATGAACTTCGGACCCTTGCGCTGCTTCAGCATTCTTTTCAGGTTCTCCAGATTCGAATCGACGCAGACTCTGAATCTGCCTTGCTCTTCCTCCATGTGGAAACGCTGGATGCGTTCCTTGAAGCTCATGCTTACCTTCTCCTCGAAGGAGCAGTAGAGTACCACGCCGTATTCGCAGAACTTCTTGGCGAGCTGCATCACGAACGAACTCTTTCCGCCAGCCGACGGTCCCGAGATAAACCAGGTATCATACATATCCGGCTGCCCGAAGCACCGCTCCCATTCTCCGTCCCAGGGTATCGGCTTGTAAGTCATCTTCAGTATCTCCCTGGGACTGTATGCTCTTTTTGCCATGGTTACTTTCTCTTGATTGACTTCTTTCTTCCGCTTGACTTGTAGAACCAACCAATAAGGCTTTTAAATGGTAGCCCTATACCATGGATGGTTTGCATGATGCAGAAATTTCCATCTTCATCAACATCACCATCACAGAAGCCATAAAATACTTGTCCATTGACCATGACAAAACCAGCTTCACGATTTTCGTCTATACTTTCCAAGGTGTTGGGGGCTTTCAGAACTCTACGACTTCCATCAGACAGCGTTATTTTAATCTTTATTTCCATATCTATGCTAATTTAAGTTTCTCTATCTCGGTATATACTCGTCTCAATCCGCCTCGGGTCTGTCTCACGATGGTGGCGATGTCATATCCCTCCGGGGCGTTCACCTTGGCCACGATGGCAGCCTGCTTCATCAGGAACTTCTCGCGCTCCTTGCCGTCGTCGGGTGTCACCTTACAGTATCGCCCGCCGTAACGGCTCAGCATTTCGGTATATCCCACCTTCTTGCAGTCGATGCTGCGGTTGATCTTCTCCTTCAGTCCGTCGGCTCCCATCATATACCAGCCGCAGCAGTGCTCGGTGGCGTTCCAGAGTGCCTTCAGTTCCAGGAATGCCTCATACTGCAGGTCGCCTGCCTCGTCGAGGATGATAAGCGGTGAGTCGATGGAGCGGAGATAGTAGGTGAGGTCTTCATATACATCTCCGTAGGTTCCCTTGCTGTCAAGTCCGAACTCTGCCGCTATCTTGCGTATCAGGCGGCGCTTGGTCTTTACCTGCGAGCAGTCTATATAGGCGGCGTTCTTGTGGCTCTGTACGTAATACTTGGCGGTGTAGGTTTTCCCGATATTAGGCTCGTCGCAGAGGATCATCGAGAGGGCGGAACTCTGTGCGGTCTCCAACTGCTTCGTCACGATAATGAAAGTGTCGGTCTTGCCCGTCTTCCATTCTATCTCGTGGCGCAGACTTACGCCCAAGCGTCTGGCCAAGCGTATCCAGTTGCCGTCGCTGATGGTCCGGTCTGTCTGTCCCTGCTTGACCATGGAATAGACTGAGGTGGCCAAACCGAGCACCTTGGCGTGCTTGCTGTCACTGTCGAAGCGGACACGGTCTTGGGCCATCGCCGCCAAAATCTTCTTTTTCTGTTCTGTTGTTATCATTGCCATAAGTTTTTGAAGTTTATATCATGTCGATTGCACGCTGCAGGATATCCTCCTCGGTTTCGTCGTCCGTAAAGACGTCTATTGACTCCGTGTCTGGCATGTCTGCAGTAAGTTCTTTTGTCTCTTCCGGTTCGTCTGCCTGACTGCCACTCGTGCCGACGTCCCTTTCAGTCTCCATCGTTCTGAGAGCAGGAACCATGTTGTTATCTACGTAGGTATTGAACTCCCTTACCTTCTTCTGCTGATGATAGAACTTCCTGCGGTCTTCCTCGGTCTGTTCTGCCATCACTCGGTTGTAGGTTTCTACCTTCTCCACCTGGTCGATAAATCTGTCGCCCTGGAAGATGAACACGTCCTGTGGCTTCCCGTCCTCATCCGGCAGATAGTAGGCGGTCACCTTGTAGTTGTTAGGCGCTAAGCGCTCCAATACTTCGGGCTTGCTCAGCCACCAGTCTGCATAGGCTACTCTTACCGTAGAGTTTCGCCTTACCGAGGTCTCCACCTTCTCGCCGATATATCGGGCAAGGGTAATGGCATCGAATGGGCGCAGGTTCGGGTTGATATGCTCCATCAGCACGTCCCATCGGGTCATACCGGGGTATTTCTTCTGATTAGGGTGCAGCGTATGGTTCCACTCGTAGTTGTCGCGGCGGTCGTCTGCCACAAGCTCATCAAAGGTGAAGTACTGCTTGTCCTCCCAGGTATCATTGCCCGCATCGCTTATCTTCTTGGATTCCACTCTGTATTTCCATTTGCCGTAGAATCGGCCGATACCTACGTGGTTGCGGTGGATGATGCGCCGCTTTTTGGCTCCGTTGAGGTTTTCCGCCTGTTTCTCCTGTGAGTTCAGTGGCGCACAGTAGCGCACATAGCTGAACACCGTTCCTTCCTGCAGCAGGGTGTACTTATATTCCGACATCAGGTGGTTCTCCACCTCAATACCTGCCGGAATACCCCAGCCATACTTGGATATCAGCCTGAACATGTCTCTGAAACATTCCTTCACTAAGTTCTGGTCCTTGTCCCTGGAGTAGCTGGCGCCTAACACGCACTGGCTCACCGAGTCGTAGGCATAGTAGGCTTTCACCCTCAGTTTCGTATCCTTCAGCTTGCGGGTCAGATCCACGTCATCCATGGTTATCTGGCTCAGCGAGTATTCTCCGGCATGGCGGTGCATGTGCGGCATACTCTCGTGCATGAAGGCGCTCCAGCTCAGCTGGCTCTTATCCCAGATAAGCCTGTTCTTAGGCTTGTTCAGGATGTTGCGGATGGTGCTGTCGCTCAAACTCTTCGGATTCCCGTCCTTGTCGCAGAAATCTTCCGGATTGAACAGCTCGCCCGTCTGAATATCATATACGTCGAGCTCGCCACATACGAAAGCATCATACAGGTCTTTTACCTGTGAGTTGAGTGGCTTGTTAGGAAGGCATTGCAGACCAAGCACTAATTTTTCGGTCTTCACATCCACCTTTCGGGTGTTCTGGTTGCCGAACTTACAGCTGATCAGTACGCCGTAGCCGCCTGCCTTATACTCATTCACCTTCTTTCGGAATCTCAGTGTCGATTCGGGCAGGGTATGATGATAGGTTTCCTTCAGTATCTTGATGGTCTTGGCCATCATATCCCAGTCGTAGCGTTCGCCCATCAGCTTACGGTAGGCAGAGGCGCGGTCGTAGAGCTTGATACAGGTATTGAGTACCGAAGCATTCACCACATACTCCTGAATCTTCTCCGCCGACAGGTCTAACCCCGTCTGCTGCCTGCTCTGGAAGTAGCACATGGCGTGCTGATCTACCTCATAATTGGAAGTAATCCATCCTCGCAGCCTTACTTCAGGACCTCCAGAGAACTCTACTTCCACCGCCTTGCGGTACTTGGTAGGCAAACTGTCTACGGCAACCAGGGCATAACGTCCTTGTCCCTTACCACTACGCACTACGTTGATGCGGTTTCTGGCAGATAGCTGCTTGTAGTTCGAGGCTGTCATTATGTCACCGTCAACAAGCTCACGAGCAGATATGCAAAGTGTATTGCCGTAATATTCCATTGTTATATATCAGTTTAAAACCAGTAAGAAGGTCTATCAGTAAGAATGCTCTTTTTTACCTTTTTACTTTTTTACCTTTAAATAAATCATTCTTCACTGGTGAAATAATCCCAGTTTCTGCCCATCCAGATACCCACTGTCAGGCATACGATTCCAATAGTCAGATACAATGTGATGTCCATAACTCTATCCTCCAACTTTAAAACCCTGCTGCCATATTTTGGAGTGAAGGCATCTCGCGTACCAAGACGTTGTCCGCTGACGCCATCTCCTTACCCTTGAAGAAGATGGTGGCATTACCTGTCTTCTTGTCAAACTCCAGTACCGCTCCGTTGGGGAAGTATTGCCTGAAGCTTCCCTCATGGTCGAAAAGCAAAGTGTCACCCTTTTCGGCAACCACCGTCTCCACGCCGCCGTTAATCTTGGCGTATTGGCGAATGCGCTGCGCCTTGTCGCTCATGCCCCGCTTGGGGTCGAAGGTGAGGGCAAGCCATATCGACTGGTCCGACACCTTGAAGGTCTTGCGTATTCCTTCGCGTACCTCCGTGCTTACGTCTATTGCTCTTTTCATATTCTAACAATATTATAATCCTTTTCTAATGGTGGAGGAAAGCGGAGTCGAACCGCCTTTCTTTCCAAATTTTACCATGCAGTTATCATGCTGTCCGGCCAAAACTCTGGCAATAAAAAGCCGTCCAGCCTCTGTCAGACTTCTCCGTGCGCCCTGCATTCCAGCTACCTCCAAGTTGCCGGGATACGTTGCCCGGCTCGTTCGTTAATCCTGTTTTTTACCTTAAAAACCTAACACATGGCAATTACTAAGTATTTTTCGCTCAAAATGCTTATCTTTGCACCAAAATTCATGTTTCACTTATTAATTTATCACTTATGGCACTTTACGTATTAGAGTTCCAGGCAGAGTTCCAAACGGTACTCCCGGAAGAAGAGTTGAAAAGACAGCTCTATCCTGTGCACTTAATGCTCGACGGCGTAACGGAAACATTTTCCCGCAACACCGGCATACCAAAGTACTCCTGTTCAGGAGAAGAACTTTGTGTGCCTGGTCTATCGGCATTCCGGTATTCTGCCGTGATGCAAATGGGCAAGTCTCGCCTCGATATCTTAGATCGACTTCTTCTATCTTTCCAGCCTCTTCTAAGAGAGTTATTACCTTCATGCACTCTGAGATGGAATTTAAAAGAATTACACTTTTCGTCTTAGTTTCTTCTTTCATCTTAATCTCTTTTTATCGAGGGCGCAGCCTTTACCACCGCACCCTCGTGGTTAAACATTTCCCAAAATATGGCTGTCTTTCCAGCCTGCCATCCCGTCTTTCCGAGAAGTCAACCTTAGTCCAATTTGCCCGTCTTTCCGGGCTGCCATTCCGAGGATTCAATTATACGGAGCGTGAGGTACTCTATTTCTTCTCAACCTTATAGCCCTTACCTCGAAGGTAAGTCGCTACATACTCATCATCACCCACATCTTTGAGCACATCGAAGAGATATCCCTTCACATAGTCTGCTACTGCGCTTGATGATGCAAGCTCGATGTTCTTGGAGATAAACTCCACTTTCTTTGTTCTACCAAGACCGTTGAAGGCCTTCTCTACATTTTCCATCATTATAACTTTTTAAGTTCATAAATTTGCCCAACTCGCGCTTTTTTAGTATCTTTGGCGCGGTGTTTATCTTAAACACGGTGCAAAGATATAGAAAATATTCAATACTGCCAAACTTTTTAAGGAAAAATTTCAATATATGGGCAATAATTTTATAGAAAGACTTCAATATTACATGAAATTGAAGGGAATCAACGATAATCAAATGACTATCGCTGCAGGTCTATCTGTAGGCCTATTAGGTAAGTTAAAGAAGAGCGGAAAGGGTATGAACTCCTCTAATATTGAAAAGATTCTATATTCATATCCCGAAATCAACGCTTCTTGGCTTCTTACAGGTAAGGGCGAAATGCTTGTTTCGCATGATACCCCGATGGATACCCCTTCTCAACCCGTAATAGAAGTTAACGACAAAGATATAAAAAAAATCCCATATAGCCAAGAATGTAAACAGCAAATTACCGACGAAAAGGAGAGAAAAACGAAGAAATCAGAGAAAAATAGCGAATGTTCTTCTCGGATCCATAAACTACCGGAGGGAAGTATTGAGGGAATTCCTCTCATACCTACCAGCGCCATGGCGGGCGCATTCACTTCCGATATCTCCTTCATGGAGTACGAATGCGAGCACTATATCATACCAGACTTCAAGGGCGCCGACTTCCTTATCAGGGTAAAAGGAGACTCCATGCAGCCTACATACTACTCTGGCGACCTCGTGGCTTGCCAGAAGATACCGATGAACGACATTTTCTTCCAATGGAACAAGACCTATGTTCTCGACACCAATCAGGGAGCCATCATCAAGCGAGTACTACCGGGCAAGGATAATGATCATATCTGCATCGTCTCCGATAACACCAAGTACCCACCGTTCGAACTGGAGAAATCATACCTCCACGCCATCGCCCTCGTCAGAGGCATCATCCGTCTGGAGTAACCTCGTTTCATACTCACCTTTAGGCCCCGTATCATTTTCCCAGCTCCGGGAAGATGGCACACACCCGCAAAAGCGTCCCTCAGGTGTTCCCCTCCCCTCAAAAAGCGCCCCTCAGGTGTTCCCCCTCCCCCTGGAAGGCACGAAAATAGGCCAAAAAGCCCCTATATACTATATATAATAAGGTGTAAATGCCAAAAGTCGAGGTCTGAAAAGGGTATGTTTCCTACAGATAAAGTGGGAAAAGTGGTAGTTTTCCTACCTCAGCTATCGGTATGCCGTTTTACCCACTTTTGTAACCCTTAATTCTCGAAAGTGTAACCCTTAACTGTAACCCTTAGTGTAACCCTTACCCAAAATCGACCATTTCGGGCACAAAAAAAAGGGAGCCGTAAAGCTCCCCGAACAACCCAAAATAATCCCAAAAATACCCCCAAAATCATCCCCGGCTTATAACATCATTCGAACACTGTCCGAACACCCCGAAAATTGCGTTCTAAGCCCTCATTCTTCCCCGGTTGATACATCATCCATAGCCATCTCAAACAGGCGCATACCCCTTTGTTTTAGCGCATTTCGCAATATCCATGCCCCTATCTCGCAATCATCATCCGCTCCTCTCTCAGATCTCGCCATCATCGCGCTGCCTCCTGCGTACTAACCCCATGTAAACCCTATGTTAACCCCATGTTAACCTAATGTAAACTTTCGCCCTATCTTTTCCATCTCCAGTCACTCTAAAATTAAAGCAAAATTAAAGCTATGTAAACGTTTCGTTTTGCATCCTCTTTTCCTCTTCATCTCTGTAACTCTCTATCATTCATTATCTTATCTTACTTTTCATCTCTTTCATTTATATACGCTTCGTTTTGTGCCCTTTATATGGGCACCGGCTTGTCGTCACATACTATAATAATGTATGCAGAACGGCTTTTCCCAGTATCGTTC